CAACTTTGTGTAATAATCCGGAACTTCATCTAAATGTTGAAGTGCTGTAATTCTAGCTGAAGTTTTATCTGAAGTATGTTCTCCTTCAACTTTTATTCCCACTTCAAGTTGCTTTTTAATCGATTCTACGGAAACTTTATGCTTGTTGGCAATTTCTTCTGGAGATTTATATGATTGAACTGGACCTTTTGGGTCTTTTTCTTCACTCACTGGACATGCTTCTTTCCCATGAACTGAACAATGCTCTCCTTTTTTTGTATGAGAACATTTTTCTTTAGATTTTGTTCCATCTACGTTTTTTCCAATACCAACTTCAGTGGGTTTTTTTGTCTGTCCAGGAACATCAAATCCCTTTGGTGTTGGTTTGCATTTTTTATCCGTATTGCACCAATACATTCCTTTACCACACTTTTCTTCGCCAAGAATTTTTTCTACTAAAGATATTTCTTCTTTTTTAATTGATGGCAAAGATTCTGGTCTATTTAACTTTGATTTTGCTACACTAGCTTCGTTTGGATTTGAACTCGTAGTTAATTTTCTTATTTTTGATTGTTTTTTCTGATCTTTGTGACCTGCACCTATCTCAAAACTTACTCCCTCTTCTACCTTTTCATCACTTTGAAGATATTCTGCTGCAGTATCAATAAAATCTGCTGCTCTTGTTATTTTTGATTGAACCCAAGCAGGAAGTTGTTGATCTTTGGTTTTTATAACTTTGCGAAGTTTTTCAATAGATCTTTCAATTTGATCAAATTCAACATTTGCCATGTATCCTTCGTCATCTTTTCTTTTTCCCGAGGCAATTTCTTTATGATCTTCGTTTAACATTGCTATTAAAAAATCTATATAATTTATTTAGCATCTCCTTCACTTTTCTGAGATTTAATAAATTTTGTAAGTTCTGCTGTTGACCCAATGAATAATGAATTATTTACAGTAGATGGTCCTTTTATTTCTTTCACTTCTTCAATATCTTTTAATTTTTTTTGCAAATCTAAAAGTTTTTCAGTTGCATCAGCAACACTTTTAATTAATTGACCAGTAACTTCATAAGCTCTTGGAGATTCAGTTTCCCTTGCCAATTCCAATGCACCATTAATTGCATCCTGTCCTTTTTCTATAATAGAGTATATATTTGATCTACTATACTTGTAATCTTTTTCTATATCCCTTTTTATATCTAAAGTATCCGAAGAAATAACCTCACTAACTTCAATTACCTTTTCAATAGCACTAGTGTCTTCGTCTTCTTCAATGTTAAAAATTGTGTCCAAGTTATTATTTTTCATAAGGATTAAAATAATTTACCATCAAACCCAAAATCATCCCCCGGTTGAATTAAATCATTATCTGCTGGAATAACTTTTTCTACTCCTGTCCCAGAAACATGATCTGTGGATTTTGTTTTATAACTTCCTCTTACAACAGTAACAGTTTTTTTATTTGAATCAATATAAGTAACTTTTAAAGATTCAGAATCTATAGTTATTATTGATCCAACGGAAATATTATTAACTTCATTTAAACTCAGCACAGTATCACTTCTTGAAACATCTTTTGTTAGATATGCAACTACTGTGTCGCTGTAACTCTTTGTTGCAGTTGGTGTAACTGAGTATGTTGCATCTCTCGTTATAGCATCTGGATTGTCTGACGTGGTTCCAGCAACAAATCCAATTGTACTCTTTCTAATAATACCATCGGTAATTTTCTTAGTGGGACCAAATAGATATGTTTTTGCAGTAAATTTAATAGTGTATATCAAAGCTCTTCTAGTTTCAAAATTTCCTTCATAATCATCTTGCATTGTTATTCCTTCTATTTGAAAAGGAATGTCTTTCTTTTCACCAATTTCTTTTTGCAAATCTATTGTAAGAGTATATGCTGGTTGAAAATAAGGAAGTATTTGTTCTATAATTTGAAGAGCATCGTCATTTATTTTTGCCATTATATTTAATTCAAATGCCATATTATATGGAACGGGAATAAATGTTTTAATCACTGAATTTGGATTATCTTTATCTTTAACAGTAAAATATTCCGTTGTTGTTAATTTTCTGTCTTGGTCATAAGTTAATCCATTAAATTCAAATGACATTCTTGGCAATGTAATTTGAACTGGATTATTAAGATCTTTTGGAGCTTCATTTAATCTTGCTAAAAACTTTTGTTTTGGTCCATAAGCAATAGGAACTTTAACGACAGATGTAACTGCTCCTTCCGCATTTGTTTTTTTTAATTCAATATTATTAAATAATGTTCCAAATCCTATTACAACTTTTCTAAAAATTTCAAAGTAAAAATATTCAAACATTTCCCTTTACCTATGGTGTTCCAAATGGATTTTGCTCTGAAAAATCTATTATTAAATTTGCTTCTTGTTGAATATTTTTGTTATCAGCAAAAACATCTTCTTTGTTATCTTTAAATTGATCCTGTGGATCTGCAAGATTATCAGTATTTATAATTCTAACAGTATATCTAGATCCAGATTCCTGACCAACAAGAACATCACCATCCACAAACTTTCCATTAAGATTACCAACTTCAAGAAGATAATTATTAATGTTCCATCTTTTTACTCTTGCAGTTGTGCTGCTAATAGTTCCAACGACAACTTCATTAAAATCATATGTCCCAGTTCCACCAGCAGACGGTGATCCAATAATTATTTGCGGTGTTGTTGAATATCCAGCTCCAGCATTAGTGATGTAGATTCCTTCTATAGATCCACTTGGAGTTAATCTTACCGTTGCTGCTGCAGATACCGTGGTTCCTCCTCCAACAAAGGTTACAGACGGTCTTATGGAGTAACCAGACCCTGCATTTGATAGTGTTATTATTCCAATAATACCATCCTTTAAATATGCTTTTGCCGTAGCATTTTCACCACCACCACCAAGAATTGAAAGTGATGGAGTTTGTGTATATCCATATCCGGGGTTTATTAAATCAACCCTAACAACCTTAGATTTATTAGTGTCCATCTCACAAAAATCTGGCAAGTTCTTTTCAAGAACTGCCGTTGCAATGCCAGTTCTTCCTGCTGGAATAAATGTTGGATATCCTGTTCCGGGGAATGCAGAAGATATAGCTACTGTTGGGACAGATGTATAACCTCTACCCATATTAGTCACTTCAATGTATTGAATTCCATCGTTTGTGATTGATGTATATGCAGTTGCCGTTACTGCAGTGCCAATCATCTGTAAAGTTTGAATATAACCAGCATCTATTATATTATCATCAATTTGATCAATACTTGTATTGATAACTTCTCCTTGCTCATACCTATAAAGTTCACACTTTAAGTCATAAGTATAATTTCCTTGTAATGGGTAAAAAGGTTGCTCATGCTCTACAAATTTTATTTCAAATAATCTATCTCCTAATGGAAACCAAATTAAATCACCTTCTTTAGGTCTGTCAGGGAATTTAATGTTCGGAAGTTGTTTTATTAATGGAACTATATACGTTTCAAATCTTTCCCTTGATATACTTAAACTAAGATCATCCATGTCTTGGAGACCAAATTTCGATAATATTGTTCCTTGACCTCCATATCCTTCATAATCATTTACATATGCTTCTAATGGATATGCATTTTGGAATTCAGATTCTACTACTTCTTTAATTATTGTATTTTCTTTTTTAAATATTCTTGGAATATAATACACTTCAACACCATACATCCTCAACTGTTCATTGATCAAATCTTGAACAAGTCCTTGCTCTGCTTTAGTTCCGTTGAGAAAAAATGGATTTAACATATTATCCTATCATGTCTAATGGTGGTAATTCATAAGTAGAAGACATTTTCTCAATCAAAGCATCTATTTCTCTTTGAGCATCATCATACATTTGTCTTCCATTAAATTCTATACCTCCAGGAAGTTTAACTCCTTGGAATTTAATTAAATTTTGTCCCCATTGCTTCTTAATTAACGAAGTTGTATATTGCTTTAAAAATGAATCGTTCCAAACTCTTGAGTAATCATTTGGATCCAATAAACGATCACAATCAATTACTAAATATTGCCCAACTGATAATGATGACCAATCAATATCCAAATAAAGCCTATCTTGTCTTTTATTAAATCTTATTTGCTTTTGGGTGGAAAGTAACCAATCAATATCTTCCAAATAAGTTTTTACCATTGAATAAGTCAATAAATCAATAGAACTCCAATAATAAACATCGTTTAAAAATAATTGATATTTTAAACTAAACATTCCACTTGCAATGGAATTAGATCCCTCAAATGAAAATATTTTTCTTATTCCTAGAATATGAGGTGGTATTGGAAGATAATTGCCGGTCTCATAAAAATTAAAAGAAGTTGTGCCAATTCCGGGTATATTTGCTGATGTAGTCATTGTGCTGACACCAACTCCACTTGGATTTTGTGCCCTTCCTCTGTCAATATCTTGTTGGGTTATTTTATATTTTAAAAATGTTTGAAAAGAACCATCGAAGCATCTTTCTTGGTAAAGCTGCAAGGCATCATCGACCAAATCTTCAACTTGTTCTTCCGCAACATTAATTTCCAAAACAGGCGCACCAAGTTTTCTTAAACAATAATCAATAAATTCTTGTCTAGTGGATGGTTGTGCCATAAAAAATACTCTTTATTAATATCTATATTATTTTGATAACAAAGATTTTAATAAATCCTTTATCTCATCAATATCATTTTTTATACAACTAAGTTCATTTTCAAGAGATTCTACCCTTTTCAATTCTTTGGATTTTTGTTTATATGTTTCAATATATGCATTATATGATTGAGTGTCAGTATTTACAATTCCATTTGTTTGAGAATCTCTTACCAAATTATTTTTCCCATGAACTGGGATATATCTATCATCCATAATTTATATCTGCGGTTTAAGAGTTGCGATTGCTCTCAGAGATTTAACTAATGGTGGTTTTGCTTGATTTTTTGAGGCCATAATAATTTTAATTGAATAAGCATTGAATTCTGGAAGATTATCAATGGTATATTCAAGATCGTCAAAAATTTCTTCAGATGTTGAAGTTATTTTTTTATCTGAAGATCCATCATTTTTTGATGCATCAATAACACGCTTTACACCAAGAGAGTCCACTTCATAATTTAAGTATCCAGGGAACAACTCAAAATTAGATATATCTGAATTTGAATCCGTTCTTATTAATTTATATAAAACTCTTATATCACTATTTTCATCGGTCAATGCTTTCAATAAAACTTTCAGTGAATTTGCTGGAAGTTTTAAAGATATTGGTTTGGATACATAAACACATTCATGTTCATCATTTGAACCTCTGACATATTCAACATCAGCAAAGGTTGAATTTTCTTTTACTCCAGCGGGAGCATTAATTATGTTAGAAGTTAAAATTACAGAGGTTGTTACATCATCTATTACTGGAGAAACTCTACTATCATTTGTACCCATGTTTATTTCTATTGTCAAACTTCTATTTCCAGGAGAACCTTCAATTAACCTAGATTCATTGACTACAGATGCTACTAATCTTGGAGTATCAAATTGTTTCGTAGATTCTAAAGAAATATCTTCGTAACCCTGATCTTCATATGATGTTTCATCTCCGTCAATACTTGTTCCACTGAAAGTTCTAACTCTCGCAGATAGAGATGTTTCACTTGGAACTATTGTTGCAAAATTTGGAGTAATTAATTCAAATGGTATATTGTTTGATATTAAAGTTCCAGATTCTCCAATTGATTTGGTACTCGCAAAATTAATTAAACTTCCCCTAGAAACTCCTATTGGGGTTGATTCAAAATCATCACTTCCAGATTCCACTTTTACATGGAAAGAATTTAATGTTGTTGGATGAGTTTCTTCATCTACGGATAAAAGTGAATGTACTTTATTAACTCTTCTTAAAGAAATGCCATCAAGTTCATACTTATAAACTAAAATACCCGAATCGTATCCTTGTGATTCTGTTCCATCAATACCTCTTTGAATACTTTGCGAAAGTCCCCCAAGAGTGGTTGAATTTGAAACAGTAGTATATCCAACAACTTCACTTCCAATTATCACATATCCTGGATTATTTTCATCAACATCAAATCCTTCAAATTTTTCAAATCCACTTGTGTTAAGAACATTTATTGATGTAGTTTCGTTTGATGCCAAAGGTTGGTTTAATTTTGTATTCAATGCATCACGTTCTGGTCTCAAATTACTAATTCTGACATAGTTTTGACTTGAATACATACCATGATTTAAACAGTTAATTTTTAGGTGTTGACCATCGTGATAATTATCTAAAATAATTTGAGTTGGAACTGCAAAAGTTGAACTTAAAGTACTAAATCCTACTTGTGAAGAAATTCCTACTTCATTTATATAAAGAAGTTCAACACCAGTACTAAACTCAGATTCACTTACAGTGACATTATCAAGTAATAATGTATTTTTAAATGATAAATTTGAAACCGATACTTTGGCACCAAATCCAACATCTTGACCAATATTTGGAACCAATAAAGAATCACCAATCTGGTATCCAAATCCACCATCAACTATATTAACAGCAGATACTACTCCATTAGTAACAACAATATCTGCAATTGCACCACTTCCAAAACCATTCTCAGTAGTAAGAATTTTATCTTCAAATGTATATGATCCAGAAGTTGGAGTGTATCCAGTTCCAACATTTGTTATAGTTACACCAAGTCCTGTAGATATACTTCCTCCGATTCCTGTCAACTTGCCTTGAGACCTGTTAGTTTGGAAAATTGTTACTCCCGGAACAACCTCTGCCTTTGGTTCTATGTTTGTTTTCAATGCTAGTTTTTTGGACAATATCTGAATTTGATTTTGACCTAAAACACTAACTTTATTATTTTTTAAAGATAGAAGTGGATTAAAATATCGAACAACTCCTTGGTTTACAAAATCTGCCCTGTAAATTTTATATTTTAAATCTTGCAGTTGAGATGGAGTCCAAGTAGTTCCATTTTGAGATTTAAATAAACTTCCTAAAGTTGGTTGAGAACCAACTTTTATATTAGTTAATATATCATTTTCACCCAATTGAGCAATAAAAACTCTGTAGTTTGCACTATTTGACAAGAGAACTATTGAATATTCTGCAGTTTGTTCACTGCCAATTGGAGCTCCTCTGACTTCTTGAGGTTTAGGACCAGACAAATAAACTGGTGAACTAAATGTAAATCTAGTTGGGATTATTCCATTAGTAGATACATTTATTTCATCTGGAACTAAAGTAACTTCTGAGAATGGAATAACAACATTACTTGGAACTCCAGCAATCATGGTACGAATTTGAAGAGTAACTGGAATACTGTCATCTATTGTTTCAAAATAAACATCAACACCGGTTAAAAATATTCCAGTTTCATCTGGAACATAGAATGATTGTGCTAATGGGTCCCTAACTTCCCATCTATTAATAAAATTATTTTGAGAATTTGATTGAGATACTGTAGTTGTATTTGTTGTAGTATTTGTTATTACTGTAGTATTAATATTTCTCGATGGAGTTATATTATAATTTCTTGTTGTTAATATTGTCTTTTCAGTTACATTGGTGTTTCCAGTTGATGTAAAATCTTTTTCGGCAGAACTTTCATTTATAACATTTTTATCATTTGAAGAAACTGCTGCTAAAGATGGAACATCAATAATAGTGAAAGTATTTTCTCCATTGATCCATTTTGGATTTCCTGGTATTTTTGGATCTGGAATAAATAAAGACCCTATTAATCTACCAACATTGTCTGAGATTAATCTGTTGGTTTTAATCCTTGCTACTGCACCAGACGTTTTTCCAATAATTCTCATATCTACTGAAATTTGTCCATAATAATCCACTTCACTACTCAACTCTAATGATCTTGTATCAACATTCAAATAACTTGAAGATTCTGTATAGTTATCTGGAGGTGGTTGCTGCGTATATGGTATAAGATTGAATCTTTCTATAGGTGATGCAAATGGTCCAGTTTTATGGTTTGGTTTACAAACTCTAAATCTAATCTTACTGGATGTGAAATGCGGATCAGTTTCTACAGTTTCTCCAATTTCAAATCTTCCAGATATCATATCAATTTCCAATAATTTTGGAATAATGTATGTATTTACATCAATTCCCTCAAAAAATGCATAAAATCTTGTTCTTGGTCTCAATCCCTTAACATCAAATTCTATATTTCTTGATCTCAAATATCTTATTGGCTCAGTAAAGTTTGAAACAGATTCTGAAACCGTATCTTCTATTGTTATGTCTGGTGGTATAGTTGATGTTGTTGTATTACTTACAGTTTCAACTGATGTTCTCGTAGATACTTCCGTACCTGCTGCAAAATTTGGAGCAAAATCTAAATAAATTGCTTGATTTACTCCATTACCTTGAACTTGGGTAATGTAACTATTTGCAATATCTGGTGGTAATATTGATCTCAAATAATTTTGATCAGCAGAATCTAATCTCTTCCTAAATGCCTGGAATCTAACAACTCTTCTTCCATTGGACGAAACAATAGAAGTATTTAAACCACGACTATTTCTTCTTCTAAAAGTATTCCACCACAAATTCAATGCCGAAGCACTTGATGAATTCGTTATCCAAATATTATTTGTTACTCCAGTTCTAGTATTAACATTTTCTCTAAAAACTATTTTATTTTCAACAACATCATTTGTCGTTGATATGTTAATATCTGGAAGAGGATCTAATAAATTTGTTCTTGTATTAGATAATCTACTAACAACTTCTCGTTCTTCTATCCAAGAATCAAGTGGAGGACGTAACTCAAGAGTTCCTGTCCAGTATTTTACTAAAAATGGTGTAACACTTTCAGTTCTTGTCGCATAAGGCTGTTCAAAATATAGTAAATTAGTGTAATTTAATGTAATTAAATCACCCGTCTTTTTAACATTAACTGATCCTAAATTTGTAACAAAATCATGATCTTTTGATTGGTCAAACTCATTTGAAATTCCCAATATAACTTCTGAACCCAATTGCATGTCAAGTGCAGTTGTATAATGAGTTGGTCTCAAGTTCTTTAATTTTGCATCTATCGATACTTTATTATTTGGATCTGAAAAATCTTGAAGATTTGTATTAATAAAACTATCGGCAAAAAATCCACACTTAAATCTATCTAATCCAGTTTCGGCATCTCGTAGAGTTAAATTTTCGGTTTGAGTTTCTAATGAATTTAAAATAGTATATTCTTCAAGTTTTTTTATTCTATCTTCTAATGAAGATATATCCTTCATAGTATATTTTTTATGTTGTGTTACATCAATTTCAACATTATCAACGTTAAAAACATATGGTGGAAGATTAATAGTTGCTACGTCTAAACAATTATCGGGCAAAGACGGTGCTATTGGTAAAGTTGAAGGGATTCCTTGAATTACTTCAAATGAACCACTTGGCTTTAAACATAATTTATCTATTCTTCCAAGATAATGTTTGTAGCATACTTGTAAATTTTCCCCAGGAGCTAAAATATACTTTGAATACTGTCCATCTCCAGTAAAAGATCTTTGATTAAATTCAAATGGAGAATATTGACCCAAAACATATGGAGAAACTCTGGGCCTTATGTCAACATAATCTGTTACTCTTGAAGAATCAAATGATGGAACATCATGTTTAAATCCAGATATTGGATAACTATTTACTGTAAAAATTTCACCAGTATCTGAAGAATCGACAGTATAGTTTTGGAATACTACTTTAATTTTTCTTTCTGGATCGTTTGTATTTTTCTTTTTAATTATTCTTGAATAATCATAATAGGTACTTCTTTTCCCATTATCAAATG